TACTTTTCAATATTTATAATAAAATAAAAATAAATAAACTATAGACAATGGCAGAGACAACATTAATATCTCCCGGTGTATTAACAAGAGAAAATGATTCATCCTTTATTGGGGCTAGACCTGTTACTTACGGTGCAGCGGTTATAGGACCCGCAGTAATGGGACCTGTTGGTATTCCAGTAGGAGTTTCTACTTTTTCCCAATACGAAGCAATATTTGGGGGATCAGTAGAAAGTGGATCACAACAATACACTTATTTAAATTCAATTTCAGCAAGAAATTATTTTGCTCAAGGAGGACAATCATTATTAGTAACACGTGTTGTTACAGGTTCTTTCTCTGAGGCATCAAGCTCTATAGGTAGTACTTTAACATCAGGTGCTTTAGTTAGTGGTGCTAATCAATTACTTCCTTCAATTTCTAATGGGAATGCACTAAACATTACAGGTAGTACTGGTGGAGTTGTAGTACCAAATGTCCCTGTTAACGGTGGACTTGGATCAGGCGCAATAGCTAGTATAACTCTTGCAACTCAAGTAGCATCAGCAACAACCTCATCTGTAACAAATATTACAATCACAACCCCAGGAACAGGATACGAAGTAGGAGATACAATAAACTTTACATCAGAATCTATAGGTGCTACAGAACCAGGAGGTACTAATTTAACATATGATTTAATAGCTGATGATTTACAAACAACAGCCTCTTTCGTAATTAAATCAATATCTGAAGGTGAGGTAATGAATAATTACCAAGCAATAGATTCAGCAAATGGTACATTAGATAGTGGTTCAGCATATAACCTTAGATGGGAAATAGCTTCTGTAAATACAGCTTCAGGACAATTTTCACTACTAGTAAGAAGAGGAAATGATACTTCAACACAAAAGGCTATATTAGAAACATATAACAATGTATCTTTAGACCCACAAGCATCTAATTATATTTCAAAAGTAATTGGTGACACATATGAAACTGTAGAACAAGATGGTACAGATTACTTTGTTAAAACAAATGGTAATTACCCACGAAGAAGTGCTTACATTTATGTTTCAGAAGTAGGTTTACCAACTCCTTCTTATTTTGATAATAATGGAGCAGCAAAAAGCGAATTTACTGGTAGTTTACCAAAAGTTCAATCTGGATCTTTCCAAGGTGCTGAAGGTAAAAACTTTGAAAATGGAGATGCATTATTTAATGAAAATATAAATGCAAACAACATACAAGGTATTGGAGCAAATGATTATACACAATCAATTAATTTATTAAGTAATTCAGATGATTACCAATTTAACGTAATTACAGCTCCTGGATTAAATTCACAACAACACGCATCACAAACAACAGGTTTAGTAACACTTGCACAAGGTAGAACAGATTGTATAGCAGTAATTGATATTGTACCGTATAACGCGTCAATCAACACAGTTACAACACAAGCAAGTGCTTATGATAGCTCATATGCTGCTACTTATTGGCCGTGGTTACAAACGATAGATGCCGGAACAGGACAAACAGTTTGGGCACCAGCTTCAACATACATTCCTGCAGTTTATGCATTTACAGATGCTTCATCAGACCCATGGTTTGCACCAGCAGGTTTACTTAGAGGAGCTTTAGGAAGTGTAGTAAGAGCAGAAAGAAAATTAACATCAGGTAATAGAGATACTTTATACGAAGCAAATGTAAACCCAATTGCAACATTCCCAGGAAGTGGAGTTGTAGTATTTGGACAGAAAACTTTACAGAAAAGAGCAAGTGCTTTAGATAGAGTAAATGTACGTAGATTATTAATTGCACTTAAAGGATATATCACACAAGTATCAGATAACTTAGTATTTGAACAAAATACAAATGCAACAAGAAACAACTTCTTAGCAAATGTAAACCCATACTTAGAATCAGTACAACAAAGACAAGGATTATATGCTTTTAAAGTAGTAATGGATGCTACAAATAATACACCAGACGTAATTGATAGAAATGAGCTAGTAGGTCAGATTTATTTACAACCAACTAAAACAGCTGAATTCATTATTCTAGATTTCAACGTTTTACCAACTGGAGCAACATTTCCTGAATAAAAACAATAATTATAAATATTTATAATAAAATTATATAACAATGGCAGTATTAGACCCAAACGAAATATTTTATACAGCATTTGAACCGAAACAACAAAACAGGTTTATATTGTATGTAGATGGAATCCCTTCATACCAAATTAAAGGTATGGGAGCTGTTTCATTAACTCAAGGTACAGTTCAGTTGAACCATATTAACGTTGCAAGATACGTTAAAGGTAAAACACTTTGGAACACAATTCAAATGACGTTATTTGATCCAATTACTCCAAGTGGTGCTCAAGCATGTATGGAATGGGTTAGATTACACCATGAGTCAGTAACGGGTAGAGATGGTTATAGTGATTTCTATAAAAAGGATTTAACTATGAACGTATTAGGACCTGTAGGAGATATCGTTTCAGAATGGATTATCAAAGGGGCTATGATTACTGAAGCTAACTTTGGAGATTATAACTGGGATAATGAAAGTGCTGCTGTAGAACTACAATTAACAGTACAACCAGATTACTGTATCTTAAATTTCTAAGAAACAATTACATAACTTATCAAAAATTGCTTGGCTTCGGTCAAGCTTTTTTTTATATTAATATGTATAACTGATAAAAACGTTTTAACCAAATAAAGACTATGAGTGAATTTAAATTTCCAACCGAAGAAGTAGAATTACCATCTAAAGGTTTAATATATTCTAAAGACAATCCCCTATCAAGTGGTAAAGTAGAAGTTAAATATATGACTGCTAAGGAAGAGGATATTCTTTCCAACCAATCCTTTATTCAAAAGGGAGTAGTATTAGAAAAATTATTACAATCTGTAATTATAAATAAGGATATTAAACTTGATGATTTAATTGTTGGTGATAAAAATGCGCTTCTAATTGCTACTCGTATATTAGGATATGGTAAGGATTATGATGTTGAAGTTAAAGGACAAAATTATACCTTAGATATGTCAACTTTAGAAAATAAAGAATTTGATGAATCTGAATTTGAAGCAGGCAAAAATGAATTTAGTTTTACCACCCCAGCAACTGGTACAGTTTTAACTTATCAATTAGCTACGGGTAAATTAGAAAAACAAATAGATCGAGAATTAGCAGGTCTTAAAAAAATTAACAAAGAAAACTCCTCAGAACTTACTACAAGATTAAAATATCTAATTACATCTGTAGATGGTAATGAAGAAAAAAAAGAAATTAGAGAATTTGTAGATAATAGATTCTTAGCAAGGGATTCTAGAGCATTTAGAGATCATATTGCCTCTACTCAACCCGATGTAAACTTATCCTATATCTTGGATAATGGAGAGGAGGTGACCATACCAATTGGTCTAAACTTTTTTTGGCCTGACTATAACTAATGCCCCTGAGGCACGTTTAAATCTTTTTAAAATGATTCACCAAATACTATTTCATAGTAAAGGTGGATATGATTATCCCTCTGTTTATAATATGCCTATTTGGTTAAGAAAATTCACTTACTCAGAAATAAAAGATTTTTATGCTGAAGAGAAAAAATCATACGAAAATGCCAAAAGTGGAGGTAAAGGAACTAAAAATCTAATTAATGCTGACGGTAAAGTTAATACCCCTGCATTTACCGAAGCATCTAAACCCTATAGAGGTAAAACAAGTTATAAGTAACCATATTTATAATAAAATACCATTGTGTCTAAAAAACAAGAAGAAACAGCTAAAACTATAAAGGAATTAATAGCGGATCAAAATAGGCTATTTAAAGAACAACTTCGTATTGTTAAAGAACAAGCGGGTATTGAATCTGACTTATTATCTGATCAACAAGATATTTCTAATGTTATTAAAGACCAGATAACCAATTTAAAGTTTCAAAGAACAGAAAAGTCTTTACTTAGAAAAATTACTAATGATATAAATAAAATCTCCCAAGAATCCTATTCTATAGGAAAAAGACAATTAGGGGTAGATAAACAAAGTGAAATTTTTAGTAAACAAAAAGTTAGTTTAGAACAAAAAATTAGACTTTTAAAACAACAACAAGCTAAGTTTGGTAAAAGTCAAAATGAATTAGACCAAGATATAGCACAAACAATTAAACTACAAGTTGATGAAGCTACTAAATTAAAATTGCAAATAGATGGTATAGTAGAATCTTCACAAAGAATTAAAGATAATTTTGGAGTTAAAACATTTGGAAATTTAGCTACTGCCGTAAAATCCGTTCCAGGAATAACAGCTTTTTCTGCCCCTTTTGAGGCTGCATCTGAGGCAGCTTTAAATACCTCTCAAGATATAGAACATTCTCTTAAAACTGGAGAGGGTTTAACTAAAGATATGGTTAAAAAGCTTGGTTTAGCCGATAAATTAAAATCAAAGTCTGGAGAGACCCTAGCAGGTTCAGCTGCTTCTAAAAAATTCGATAAACTAGGTAAACCTGATGGTAAAAAATTACTAGGTGTTATTGATAGAAAAGGATTTATGTCAGCTATGTCTGGTATTAAATCACTAGCTAAATCCTTAAAAGCCGCCTTAGCTCCTGCAGTTTTACTAGCTGAACTGTTAAAGGCTGTAATTGCTTCAGATGCAGCAGCGGGTGAAATGGCTAAGAGTATGAACATGACATATGCCGACTCTGTAAGAACCAGAGCTGAACTTACCCAAATGGCTAATTCGCAGTTAGATATAACTGATATGTCTAAAGGTAATGCTGTTACTACTGCAGGTTTACAAGAAACCCTTTTAGTTATCAATAAAACTCTTGGTACAGGTACAATGTTAAGTGAGGATATGCTAGTTCAGTTTACTCAAATGAGAAAAATGGCTGGGTTTACTAATGAAGAGCTAATGGGTATTGCTTCTATTTCATTAGCTACTGGAAAAGATATGGAGACCATTACAGGTGAATTTATGGCTCAAGCTACCATTTCAGCATCCCAAAACGGAGTACTTTTAAATGAAAAAGACTTATTAAAAGATATAGGAAAGGTATCAGCTGCTACTACATTATCATTTGGTAAAAACCCGGCATTAATAGCTGAGGCTGTAGCTACAGCTAAGTCCTTAGGTATGGAATTAGATAAAGTAGATGCCATAGCAAATAGTTTACTAGATTTTGAAAGTTCTATTGCAAATGAATTAGAAGCTGAATTATTATTAGGAAAAGATATTAATTTAGAAAAAGCAAGACAAGCAGCTTTAAATAATGATTTAGCAACAGTAGCAAAAGAAATATCTAACCAAATAGGTGATTCTGCAGAATTTTCTAAGATGAACAGAATACAACAGGAAGCCTTAGCTAAATCTGTTGGTATGAATAGAGAAGATTTAGCAAAAACCTTATACGTACAAGAACAATTAGTAGGTGCTACAGGTAAACAAGCAGAAGAAAAAGAAAAATTAATTAACGCCAGTATAGAGGCAATAGGATTAGAAGCAACCCAGAAAAAATTAGCAGACGAGGGAGTTGATGGTTTAAAAAACCAACAAAGTCAAGCAGAAAG